GAAAGGGTAGAGGAGCTCAAAAAGGCTGTTCTAAGTCAAGAATCAGATGCACGAAAAGGTATACGCACAGAATATCTCTTTGTGGACTGTTTGAAGGATGCTAAGGACGTTATAGAGAAAGTTGAAAAAGGAAAAACCAGAATGTTTAGTTCTGGTCCCTTAGACTATCTTATATTAGTTAGAATGTATTTTGGAGCTTTTACCTCATGGTACAAGAAAAATAGAATATTCAACGGCTCAGCTATAGGAGCTAACCCTTTTGGCGAGGAGTGGGATGTTCTAGCACGCCAACTACTTAAATTTGGGGACAGTTCACAGAAAAATATAGGAGCAGGTGATTATAGCGCTTACGATGGCTCTGAAAAAGTTGAAGTACACATGGAGATACTGCGCATCATCAACAGATGGTACGACGACGGTCCTACCAATAAGTTGGTGCGTGAAGTACTGTGGGCTGACGTTTATAACTCGGTTCACATAAGTCCTAAACGATTTGTTTATACGTGGGTATCTAGCCTACCTAGTGGGCATGCTTTGACGTCAATCATCAATACTATGTATAATGGTATAGCGTATAGGTATTGCTTCTTTAGAGCAACAGGCAATAGTCTCGTAGAACTTTCTAACTTTCAAGACCACGTTTATCTGTGTGCTCTAGGCGACGATAGTGTATACTCAACATCGCCAGAGTACATTGACGTCTTTAGTGAAGACAAACTTGGTGTGTTTATGGCTGAATTGGGTCTAACTTACACCCCTGAACACAAGGGGGCAGCAGACTTATTTCGTCGAGATATAACGCAAGTTAACTTCTTAAAAAGGAGTTTTAGATTCGAACCACTTGCTAATAGATATGTAGCACCTCTAGACAAACGAGTGATCAGAGAAACACCTTACTGGACTAAAGAGAAAGGATTTATGACTATTACGAAGACTAATGTCAATACCTCTCTATGGGAGATGGCATTACATGGCCCTAAAGCCTTCGATGAATTTTTCGACGAGGTAATTAAAGCGGATGTCAATGTGGATTTTGTGCCTAACGTATCTAGCTGGAAAATAGCACTTGAATATGCTATTAATCTGGACTACTACTATTAGTGTCTTCCACATCCCGCTTCGCTTTATTTTATTCTTTTAATTTTTATTTCAATTTTATTTTCCTTTATTCTTTTAAATATAAAATAACTAAAATACAAAAACAATTTTAAAATAAAATACAAAAATATGTGTGTCGCTATCACCGAAACTGGCAATTTTAAAATAAACCATGGAAATTACAAGTAACGCAATTAAGACGATCAGACGTGGTTCTTTACTCTTTGAGAACCATGACTCTGCTAAACTAAAAGAACATATTATTTTTACCCAAATGAACGCTATCGATCAACAGGGTACAGCTGGAGAGGTGTCCCAAAAGCTAGAAACTCACACTGAGTTATTGGGTGACAATGTCTCAAATGTGATAAATGCGGGACAACGCGAGTATGCGTACTCCAGCACTGCGCCATTGATGAAGCAGTTAGTGTCAACAGTTTCTGACGGCACTAGACAATCTATTAAGGATTTCTTTGCAAAACCAGTGAGATGGAGATCGGGTAATTTTTCCACTACTGATGCTGGTCAAGTGGATACGTGGAGTGTGCTAGCACCATTATATAGCACCAACATGTATCTTAGAAAATTGGATGGAGTTTTTGCGTTTAAGGGAACAGCTGTGTATACCATTATGATTAATGCCACCAGGTTTGATCAAGGTCGGTATATATTAGCTTGGGTGCCTACAGGAGGAGGAAGTTATGCTATGACAGCAGGAACTGGACCATCAGATCCTTGGAGAACCATGAAGCTTTACAGTTTGAAAACTGTAACCCAGTTACCAAGAGTTGATATAGATGTCAATAAGGACACTCAGGTCGTTCTTAGAGTTCCCTACGTTTCTCATACGCTAGCCTGGCCAGTTCGAAATTATTTGACGGGGGGTGTAGGGCCTACCTATGGTGATCCAGGCTTCGTTTCACTGTATACGTACGATGCTATTGTGCCCACATCAGGGACTACAGCAGGATACGATATATTTGTTCATTTTGAGGATGTTGAGCTGTTTGCTAACGGCTTACAGACTCAGATGGGTGATATTACAGTTAGCGAAAGTTTTGGAAATGGTCCTATATCTAGCGTTGCTAAGAGTGTGTCTAACACAGCTAGCAATGCTAAGAAGTTGACAGGTGCTGTGTTTGATACAGTGTCTTGGGTGGCGAATTATATAGCAGGCGCTGCGTCATATGTTGGATTTAGTAAACCTAACATTATGGCGTCACCTGATTATAGAACTTTAGGTTACTATCAAGGTTTGTTTAATGCGGATTGCGCATTAGCAAATTCTGTGGTAGCGCACTCAGTTGAGAATCATGTTGATCAACACCCAGGTTACTTCGGCACTTCTATTGACGAAATGTCGATCGACTTTATCAAATCAATATATTGTTACGACGAAAAACTAACTTGGACCACTAGTGACGCTGTTGGTGCCGTCTTGTACGATGAACTTGTCGATCCTTCATCATATTACCAGCAGATAACGGACTCAGCGGGTATAAACAGCAACGTTGTCGTGGCGCCTATAACTGGGTTAACGACTATGTTTGCCTATTATAGAGGCGGCGTGACCTATAAATTCAAGTTTGTGAAAACAGAGTTTCACTCAGGTAGATTGTTGGTCTTGATAGCACCATACGACGCTTCAGCTAACGCCACCACTACGTTCAACTCTACTTCCGAATCGTATCTTAGCAGAACCGTTATTGATACAAGAACTTGTAATGAGTTCGAGATAGCTGTTCCTTTTATCTCGGTGACACCCTGGAAGAAGACTAGTTCAACGTGGAGAGGGTCGGTTAACACTGATGGCACACCGTTTGCCAGAATTAAAATAGTGGTTTTGAATCCGCTAAAAGCCCCATCTACTGTGTCTTCAACCGTTAAGGTTATGGTAGAAGTTAAAGGGTCAGAGGACTTTGAATTGGCATGTCCCAATCCATGTGTAATCTGCCCAATTGCGCCTACAACTTTAAGTACCCAAATGGGAGACATAGAAGTTTCTGGTAATTTTGACACGGGCACTATAGGTAATACGAAAATAAATCAGTCACCTATTGAAAACGAATCCTCGTGTATTGGTGAGAAAATATCTAATCTAAGAGCAATGTGCAGAAGGTTTGGTTTTTACACTAGAAACTCAACCCCAGCCAATGTTAGATCAGGTTTGTTCCCTTTCATTGCATCAGCAATGACTAATAATGGCACAGCAACGCCAAGCACATTCACTATGGGAACGCCAAGAGATTATTACAATCTTTTCTCGTTCATGTATGCTCTTAGAAGAGGTGGAGTGCGTATTGCCATATTAGATGAGGTTCCATCTGAGGCCCCTGTTATAGGAGTGCTCACAAATGGTATACAAGGAAACATCACGACACCAGCGACGCATTCGACGTTTGCGACGTCTTGGTCGTCTTTGTTTAGAGTTTACTCTAACTCGTGTGCATCCTTATTGAAGAATACTTGGGGTATGGTTGTTACCATCCCTCAGTATTTCGGAACCCAGACTTTGTCAGGATATTCGAACTACTTAGTGTCGACTTACACCAAACCAGTTGGTGAGCATGGCACTTCCACGGCTAGATTTGACGTATTCCACCAAGTTGAAACCACAACTCAGTTCTTAAGAGCAGGAGCTGATGATTGTACCTTCGGCGTATGGTGTGGGTTCCCTCCACTAGCTCGTGAAGATTATGACTAAGTCATAACGTGGTAAGGCACGTTAAAACCTAGCTAACAACGTTAGCGACACGCCGTCGCGTGATCCGCATTAAACTTTTGATAAGCGTAATGTCGATAGACACTCCCACTCAGCCCCATAACACCAAGGCTGTTTTATCTTTATTCCTGTGTTACACTCAGTATCGTGAGAGCTACTGGGTGTTCTGACATCTCACGTTCATACCGGACATTTACGAACTCTATGAGTTCCTTGAGCACGTGCTCTTGATAATAATAATATTATTTGTCTGAAGATTTAACTACCCCACGAGTATGAACGTGGGGGATCC